GCTATAGAAACTCTCACGTTTGGTATGCGCTAGATTCATTCCACAAACTACAAAAATAGTGACTAAAAAAAAAGCTACACAGTCAGAAAAAGAATATAGAACTTACAGAATTGCTGGACTATTATCTCGTGGTGTAACGCGGTCAGAAATAATAAAATATACCGCGGCTGAGTGGGGACTGAAACTTAGACAAACAGAACAATATATTCAAGATGCTCGTATAGTTTTAAAGAAAGATTTTGACATTGATAGAAGGCAGTTTACCGCGGACTTATTAAGCCAGCTTTCTACCTTACAAAAAGAAGCCAGAAATAGTAATCAATTAAACGTAGCTTTAGGTTGTATTAACTCAATGGCTAAGATTGCACAAATTTCAACATGAGCATCTTAACTAAAGAAGGATCTGTATTAGACATTAGGGGCAGTAGTGCAATTTCTTTAGATGTAGATGAACTTTTAGAAAAAATAAGAAATGATCTCCATGAACCTCAAAGAGAATTTTTTGATAATAGTAATACTGAAATACTAGGATTGTCGGCTGGTTATGGTGCAGGGAAAACTAGAGCACTTTGTGCTGTTTGTGTAAAACTTGCAGCACTTAACGTAGGATTTACTGGTGCAGTTATGGAGCCAACTGGTCCATTGATTAGAGACATATGGCAAGCTGATTTTGAACAGTTTTTAGAGTATTACGAGATACCATATACATTTAGAGCTAGTCCATTACCAGAATATGTTCTGCATCTTCCGAAAGGTGATACAAAAATATTATGTAGAAGTTTTGAAAACTGGTCTAGGATAATTGGTTTAAATTTGGCGTTTGTTTTAGCAGATGAAATCGACACAGTAGCACCATCTGTTTGTGATAGAGCCTTTCCAAAAATATTAGGTAGGCTTAGATCTGGAAACGTAAGACAATTCTGTGCCGCTAGTACACCAGAGGGGTTTAGATGGATGTGGAATACCTTTGGTTCTGAAGCTGCTCAGGAAAGGGAGGATAGAAAATTAATACGCATGAGGACGCAAGATAACCCACATTTGCCAGATGATTTTATTGAAAGAATGCAGGCAAACTATGATCCAAGTATGTTGCAAGCTTACCTCAATGGAGAGTTTGTTAATCTAACAACTGGTCAAGTTTACGATAGGTTTACAAGAGAAAAAAATGTAATAACAGCAAAACCTGATATTGGACTTGATCCTATACGTGTAGGAATAGATTTCAACATTGGAAACATGAACGCAGTTATAGGTGTAGTTCAAGATCAAAAATTGTTAATATTTGATGAGATTAGCGGCTCTCACGATACTGACTCTATTGCTCAAGAGATCAAATCCAGATACCCTATGAACAAGATATACGTTTACCCAGACGCTAGTGGAGGCAACAGGAGTACCAATGCAAGTCAAACAGACATTCAAATTCTTGAAGGATATGGGTTCAGCAATCAAAGCCCGCGTTCAAACCCGCCAGTCAGAGACAGGATCTCTTCCGTACAGGCTTTATTATGTAACGGCAAGGGGGAAAGCCGTTTTCAAATCCATGCCAGTTGCAGAAAGCTAATTGAGTCTATGGAACTTCAGTCATATACAGAAAAAGGAGAACCAGATAAAGAGTCTGGTTATGACCATATGGCTGATGCTGTGGGGTATTTAATATGGCGAGAGTTTAACCCATTATTTGCTCGTGCGGGCAGACCTACAGGGATTAGAATATATTAAGAACATGGTACTATTGAGGCAAAACTGTGTATAGCTCACTAAATATTTACAACCAGCAAATAACTCAGGCTCCTACAACAGTTGCTAGTCCTAATGCGGCATATCAGAGAATGTCTCAATTTTGGGATCTGATAATAGACTTGAAAGAAGGTACACACAAAATTAGAAGTGAACATAGAAAATATTTACCACAGGAAGCAAGAGAAACAGACGATAGCTATGACGTAAGACTTAGTAGGTCAACAGTAGTACCGTATTTGCAGCGTATAGAAAAAATGTTGTCAGGAATGCTAGTTAGAAAACCAATAAGACTTGATGATGTATCTGATTTAGTAAGAGAGCAACTATTCGATGTAGATTTAGAGGGTAATGATCTCAATATTTGGCTTTATCAAACTGCAAGAGCAGCTATTAGCTTTGGTCATGTAGGAATATTAGTAGATGCTCCTAAAGAAGGTGATAAAACTAGACCTTATTGGGTAACTTATACACCGAAAGACATATTAGGTTTTAGGTCTGAAATTATTGATGGTGTAAGGCAGCTTACACAGGTGAGATTATTGGAACAAGTTGTTGAACCTGATGGCAAATATGGTGACAAGATCATAAAACAGATCAGGGTATTAGAAAGAGGTAGGTACGAAATTCATAGAAAAGATGAAAAAAAAGGAGAATATAAGTTATTTGATGAAGGTGAAATGAGTCTTAAAGATAAGATCCCATTCTCTATTGCGTATTCAAATAGGGTTGGTTACTACGAAAGCCGCAGCCCGCTATATGACATAGCAGAATTAAATCTTAAGCATTATCAAATACAATCTGACTTAGATAATATTCTTCATATTAGTTCTGTTCCTTTGCTTGCTGTCTTTGGCTATCCTAATTCAGATGAGATAACTACTGGACCTAATGAAGCACTATCACTACCACCAGAATCAAGAATGGAATACGTTAGTCCATCAGGCGATAGTTATGACAGTCAGTTCACAAGGCTAAAAGATATTGCAGAACAGATCAATACATTATCTTTAGCAGCAGTACTAGGACAGAAGTTAGTAGGAGAAACAGCAGAGGCCAAGAGAATAGATAGATCACAGAATGACAGCACAATGATGGTAGTAGCACAGCAAATGCAAGATTTAATAGATAACTGCCTCAAGTTTCATAGTGAATATTTAAATGAACCTAACGCTGGTAGCTCCTTTGTTAATAGAGATTTCGTAAGTGCAAGATTAGAGCCACAAGAAATTTCAAGTTTACTCACGTTGTTCACTGCTGGAACTATTAGTCAGGAAACATTACTAAAACAACTATCTACAGGTGAAGTGCTTGGAGATGATTTTGACATTGAGGAAGAGATCGAAAGTACACAGAAGGGAGGGCTAACAGAAATAGATCCACCGATGGAACCAGAGCCAGAAGATGAGGAGGAGGAAGAGGGAGAAGAATGATAAATGAGTATTCCAGAGGTATTTTTTAGGGAAACTATTGACGTAGGTAGGTTCAGTAATGCTGTATCTAACAAATTAATAACAAATTATATACAAGTAATTTATGATGCTGCCGAGCAGCTAGTGAAACTAGATATTAGACAAAAGGCTGCACCAGCGGGTGTTGTTATAGCACCACAGACAAGAAACAGATTGAGAGCAATTATTGCACAATCGAAATCAAGTATGAATAGGTGGTCTAAAGATGCTACAAGGCAGATGATAAAAGAAATAGAAGGTTTAGCAAAGATACAGACAGGCTTTATAGAAGGTGAGTTACAAAAAGCTGTTAAATCTGGCAATATCCCCATTAATTCAGTAGCTGTTAATCAAAGGTATGCAACTTCTTTTGTTAAGACAGATCCCACGAAAATCAACATATTTACTAGCAAACAATTCACTGAAGATGATTTTATTAAGTTTGGTTCGGGTAAGTTTGAGTTAACTGCAAGGCAAGGTGCAATGATGACGTTGCCTAATGGAGATACAGTAGAAAAAGCTTTTAGAGGTATAGCAACTAGAAATCAAGAATTATTAGCAAGAACTATTAGGGCTGGTGTTTTTAGTGGAGAATCAACAAGTCAAATAGCAAGAAAATTAGTAGGAAAATTAAATTTCGAAGATACTCTTAAAGCTGGCGGCCAAGCTAAATTAGCAACACATCAAATAAAAACAATCGTAAGAACTTCTGTTAATCAAGTACAGAACCAAGCCTCACAATCTGTATATGCAGCTAATAGTAAAGTAGCACCTAAATATGAATATGTTGCAACGCTAGACAGCAAGACAAGTAAAATATGTCAAAGGTTAGATGGCCAAAAATTCACGTACAACAAAGGTCCAACACCACCACAGCATTTCAACTGTAGATCTACAACTGTTCCAGTAGTTGATTACGAAGGCTTAAGTAAACGTCAAGGTTTTGAAGGTTTAACAGAACCGCCAGTAGGAAAGGTAGTTAGCAGACCTAGTGCAACTGGGAGAGTCCCACAGGGTACTCAGTATGGTGATTGGTTACTGCAACAAGATAAAAAACTACAAGTAAAGACTCTAGGTACTGACAGAAAAGTTAATGCCTTTAAAAAATTAGCTAAAAAGGAAGGTTCAGGGCATTCAGCGTTAAGAAAAATGATACGGAATGATGGAACAGAACTACCACTCGATAAATTAGAAAAACTATATGCTAAACCTAGTGTTATTAAACAAGTAGCCGCACCTGTGGCGAAAACACCGAAGATTAAAACATCACCAGCCTTCTCAACTGAAGGTGTCGATACATGGCTTACTAAAAACAAATTTGGTAATATTCAGGAATTTACAGAGGATAGCTTAGACAGTATGGAAAGTTTAGGAGGGTTGACAGAGAAAAATATTAAGAAGATGAGATTATTTATGAAAAAAGGCAATGTTGTTAATCAATTCAACATGAAACACGAAAAAACCAAGAATTTTACTGATCTAAGGCAAAGATTTTTGACAGGGAATAATTTAAAAGCTTTTGAAAAGTCTAATGAGACTGTTATCAAAAGATTCAAAGCTATTGATAAAATGTCTGAGCGTGATCTTATTTCAGATGCAAAAGATTGGAAGCAATTATGGTTAGGTACAGGCAAAAGAGTATTAGGAGGGCATGACAGACTATTTGAAAGAAATATAAATTTGCTTAAGCAAGGTCGAATGCTAGATTCAAATTTTCAAAGAAAAGTAGTCAACAGTTTATTTGGCAATGCTAGTGGAAATTCAAATGGCTATACCATTATGAACTCAGGAATGGTTCATACAAGATTAAGAGATGGAGCGAAAAAAATTAGTAAAGCATCTGCCAAGTTAATCAAAAAAAGCGCAACAGGTACTTTGAATAATAACTTCAAATTTAGTAAATTTAAAGGCACTGCTTATGAAAGATACAGGCAAGGTATTAAAGAAGGTGTTAGCGAAATCTGGTCTAACTCACACCCAATGGACGCAAGTATGGACTGGTTCTCTACTTTTGTTCATGAAATGGGACACCAAGTACACTTTCAAGCGGGTATGCCTAAATTAGGCAGGCGCTTTTTAAGCTTAAAGGGCATGACATATCCAACTGAATATAGTCGTAAGAATGTAGCAGAACAATTCGCGGAATCTTTCACACAGTATATTTTTAATCCAGAAGGGTTGCAAAAGAACGCACCACGTTTGTATAAATGGGTAGATGAAACTTTTGAGGAGGCCATGAAAAACCTATGACACCATTTGAAGCTCTAGAACTTTCAAGGAAGTTCCCTAAAAACAGAACAGTACCAAAACGTATTTACGATGCATTACAAAAAACTAGGGGCGATAATAGAAAAAAATTTGAACAGATCGTTGAGGGTTTGTATGTAGATGCTAAGGAAGATGAGGACTTTGACTTACTTAACAAATACTTTGGGTAGCTATGCCAATAAAAAAAGGTAAATCACAAAAAATTATCTCTGCTAACATTCGTATGTTGATGAAAGAAGGCAAAACATTAAAGCAAGCGCAGGCAATAGCTTTAACAACTGCTAAAAAACGTAAAAAGAAGTAAGATATATTCAGCTACTTATTTTCCTATGTACGGTACACCTAAGAAAAAAAAGAAAGTTAAAAAAGGAGGTAAAAAATAATGGGTTATACATTCAAAATTCAGACTTATGATGAGTCAAAACCCAAGGCTGTTAACTGTGAAGTAAAGCCAAAAACTACTACAAAAAAAATCAAGAAAAATTAAAATGAAAAAAGGTTCTAGGGTTAGTTGGGTTTATGCTGGTAAACGTACTTTTGGCAAAGTTGTTAGCGCAAACGCTGGAACTAGAGCCAAGATAAAAACAGCTAGTGGCGGACAGGTTACAAGAGTAGGTAGTAAAGATGATCCTGTTGTTAAAATAATCTCTGATTCTACTGGAAATGCAGTATTAAAAAAAAGATCTGAATTACGTGCAGCACCTAAAAAGAAAAAATGAGATTAACTACTCGTCAAAAAAACACTTTAAAAAAACATCAGGAAACACATGGGCATACAAAGGCTCATATGGAATACATGAAACGTAAGATGAGAGAAGGTTTAAGCTTTACGCAAGCACATAACATGGCAATGAAGAGAAAAGGAAAATGACTGAAAAAGAAAAAATACAAAATAAACTTAAAAAATATGGATTAAAAGGTGTCAATATTCCCAAAAGAACAAGTAAACACCCTTTAAGTTCTCATGTTGTATTAGCAAAAGAAGGAAAACAAGTAAAACTGATACGATTTGGTCAGCAAGGTATTTCAGGTAGTCCAAGAAGAAAAGGAGAGTCAGAACAATCGAAAGATAGAAGAGCGAGTTTTAAGGCTAGATTTAAAAAACATATTGATAAGGGTCCAATGTCTGCTGCATACTGGGCTGACAAAGTTAAATGGTAAGCTATATTAAATATTAATTATTGTTAAAATTTATTTATGGCTGACGAAACAATCAAACCTAATCCACCTGTTGATACAGCAGCGTTAATGGCAGAAGTTGAATCACTCAGGAAAAGTAATAGAGAAATTTTAGACGATTACAAAAAAGCAAAGGAGGCAGCTAGGGCTGTACCGCCAGATGTTGATGTTGATGCTTTGATCGCTTACAAACAAAAGAAAGAGCAAGAAGAGTTAGAGGCAAAGGGCAGATATGATGAAGCGATTGCAAAACAGGCTCAACAATATCGTGATGCAGAAGAATCAAAAAACAAAAGGATACAAGAGTTAGAACAAAAACAAAGACAGCTAGAGGTTGAAGCTCCAGCAGTAACAGCACTTGCTGATGTTGTACATGATCCACAATATGTACTGTCTCGAATAAGTAAAGATCAATTATCTAGAGAAACAGATGGTACTGTCGTTGTTGTTGATGGTTATAATCGAACACCTGTGAAAGATTGGGCAATGTCTAATATGCCTCAAT